TCGACATCTTCAAGAAGTCCTCGACTTCTTGGTTTCTGGTTTCAGCCTCCAAAGTTGGAGTGGTTTTACTAGGTTCTATAATATCTTTTATCATTAGTTTTACCTCCTTCACTTCGTTCAGGAGTAAAACAATGTAAAAGTATTAGAGATAGTAGAAATCTAGATTTCTACTAACAATTTCCGAATTATGTAATATGGTATATTGATACCATATTACTTAATTTACATAAGAAATCTACTAGTAGATTTTGCGAAAAGTAGAGATAGGAATTGAAGAATCCTATCTCTTCTTTAACGCGAGATGTTGGTTTTTCCTTTAAGTCTATCTAGATAGACTTAATCTGATTGGTCAGCAAATCTTCCTTAATACGGTAATTTATCGGCTTTTAGTGCTGTTTTATGTTGTCTTTAGACAACATACTTCCGGACTATGTCAAGATAACTTTTGTATTAGTTTTCTTTCTGGTTTTTGGGCTAAAGCCCAACTATCACAAAGAGAACATTATTTTCCTAGGAAAATAATTCTTAGAGAAGAAAGCCGATTTATTGTGCGAACTAATCTCAAACTAGTTTGAGATTAGTTTCATATAATAAATAGCAAAAAATTGTTGGAGAAGATTGGCCCTTTATTAGAAAGAGGAGGAGGACTAGTCCTCCTCCTAACTATTAATAAAAAAAAAAAAGGCCCTACTCCCCCCAAAGGGGGAGTAGGGCCAAAGATAATTCTTCCGAAGGAAGAATCAATATCCTTGTGCTTTAGCACAAGGAGGGCAGAGCCTTTCTGCTAGTCCGTCATCTCCGAAGGAGATGACTACATCGTTGTTGTTCGTTTTTGTTTGGCAATTCCATTGACAGCACTTTTCTGACATCGAAGAGAACTACGATGGTCTAATACTTAGAGTTTCCGTGTTTATGCTTCGTTGTTCCGTAGGAACAATGAAGCAAGGGGTTTTAGGGCCCCCTAAATCATCGGATTTCCAGAACCGGACACCCTTATATCTTCGATATAAGGGTGGTTTTCGGCAAACCAAAATAATTCTGTTACCCTATCTTCGATAGGGTAACAGGTAAAGGCTGAGATTTTTGAGATTTTGGTTGCCCTAAATCTTCTTCTCCTTTAGGAGGAGAAGAAGATTATTGATTCTATACCCCCTATCTTCGATAGGGGGTATAGGGCAAAATCCAGCAACTTTTTTTTTGAACCCCGTAGGGGTTCAATGAGGAGATTTAGGGCAACCTAAAACTCCAAATCGCAGAAATAATTCTGAGAACTAGTTCTCAGAATTATTTTGAGCGTAACTAACTAGAGGTAATTATACCATCTTCGATGGTATAATTACCGTAAAAAATCCTACAAAAATCGGAGAGTCGGCGAGCCGACTCTCGCCCAGCACCACGAGCAATTTTTTAATTTTTTTTTCAAAAGAAAGTGACATACTTTCCGCCACTCTTTCTAGTGGGCCTACCACTTTTCTGATTAGGCTTGCCCCATTTATTCATATCTACAGATGAACCCATCATGGGGATGTCGCCGGTTACATTCTTAAATTGGTCTACCGCATGAGCAAGGGCCATAACTATATCATTGTGTTTGCCTTTGTCTACTATGTCACCATTCTTCCAAGCATGAGATTCTAACTCTAGCAAAAGTACACTGACTATCTTGCGAGTCTTGTCATCTCCGTAAGGGAAAATAATTCTACCCTGCTCAAACCATGTCCTTAGTCTTGTCATTAGACCTTGCTTCAAAGTCTTATTGCTAACTTTACTTTGCTTTACATTAACAGTTAGTCCCTTCTGCCTAAGTAGACTTTCGTAAAGATGTTGAAATCCAGCAGATTCAAATGCAAACAAAGGTCTACTGTATTTATCATTCCATACTGCTATCTCATCTATCTGTTTAGCAGGGGGGAAATCGTTTTTTCGCCAGATGTTTACTAATCGCAAATTACCATCTTCGTCTTTTCGCATACAGACCATAACAGAGTAATCTTGCCCTATACCGTGACTTGGGTCAAAACCTATGACATAGTCATTGTCATGCACCTTCTCATTTTCAAGTATACTGTGCATATCTAGATTCTTGCGAGTAAGTGTAGTGGGGAATACAGCAGAGTCATCATCTACTACTTTACATAGATATTCTTGCGTAAATGCTAATTCGCCTATTGCATCTCTCTGTTCTAGCAGAAACTCAATAGGTCTTTCTTCGGGCCATAGACATGTAGGCTCTACATTATCTGGGTCGCTGCGCCACTCATCATAATTTAAGATTGAACCTTTCACCCAAGTCTGCCACTTCTTATTACTTAGCATCTCAGTATGATACAAATCATTCATTGACATAGGAGTACCTACACAATATATCGAAGTACCGGGGGATAGCATAGGTGTTAATTTCTTGCGAAACCATTGTTGAACATAATCATATGACATATCGTTCTGGTCATCTAGTACATCGTCTAGTATAATAGCAGCCGGGTGTTCTCCACGAATACCGCTACCTACGGATGTTGCCTTTATCCATGAACCATTTGTTAGATGCAATTCTAACTTGTTACCTTTCTTTGGGTCAAGCATACGAGATAACTCTGGATGAGTTTTCAAATCTTGACGAATCTCTTCAAGACGATTAGCAGCCAAATCTTTGTTGCTTGAAAATAACCACATCTTCAGAGGCTTACCTCGCCACCTTTCAAAAAGTAGCATATGCAAGGCTTTAATTCTAAGAGTAGTAGATTTACTATGGTCTCTTGGTGCTATGATGCAAACTCTATGAACCTGTGCGTCGCCTCTTTCTCCATACAGGTCTAGCCATTCACCTATATGCTCACCCCAATTATAACCTAGCCATTCATAGAAATGTCTGACATCATACTTAGACCTCTCAAGATGAAGGGCAGTCATTATTCTTGATGACATTATTCTTCTTCCTCCATATTAAAGAAAAGCGGGAGACCTACCCACTCTGCTATGCCGAGAGCAAGTTGTTCTGCTTCTGACCTATCTATTACAATACCTACGATATAGTCTTCACTAAAGATATTTAGAGCAATTAGGTTATCTGTCAATTCTGTTAATTGAGCATCTTTTTCTTTAGAAGTCCAAATCTTCGCCATCTTCGTCTTCTCCATTGAGTGCTTTTAGTGTCCTAAGACCATGCCTCAAATCAGAGAATGCTTGAATCTCTCTTGTGTGAGGGGAGAGGATGACAACAGGGCAAGTTGGTCTTTCACGAGGGAAACCACACATCTCACCGAAGGTATCTACAATCTTATATGCGCCCGGTCTAACAGCCCAACGCTCAAGACCATGTTTAGTGAAAGGGGAAACAAGAGGGGTATGGTGATGACCTACTACTCCTATATCAAAATCTGCTTCGCCGTCATCCCACATCTTCTTAACAACACGACTTGGGTCTATCTGTGAATTACCTCTGCGCTTATGTCTTACAGATATATGGTATGGCTGGTCGCCAATCCATAATCTGATGTTTAATTCATGAGCGTGATAAAGTACCGACCTATCTTCTGCAAACTTCTTTAGAGGGTCATAGTCTGTCATACCGGCAGTCCATAAATCATGATTACCTGCAACAATAGCCATAAGTGATTTCGGAGTCATATCTAAATAATGCTCACATAGTTTCCATTGAACAGAAGGGGGGATAGGTGCTTTCATAGCAGGTCTTGGTTTGTCTACAATGAAGTTATCAATGTAGTCACCTGCATGTATAATGAAACAGTTTTCTGTTCTTTCAACCATCTCTGTATCTAAACGAAGTCTTTCATGGTCACAGAAAGGATTACCTATATGCTGGTCACTTGCGAATGCTATTGCGATATATTTACCTTCATCATTATTCACGCGAATATCAGCCCATCTATTATGCTCAACATTCTGAATAGCAACTTTAGACTTTTCTTCTATTGCAGCCCATAAGTCTTCTTTACTACCAGCCGCTTTCTTTAGATGCTCTATTACAAAGTGTGGTTTTTCGGTTCTAGTGATAGCCCCATTCTCATATGCTTGTCTAACACGGTTTCGCCATGCTTCTACGCTGATACCATTGTCTCTGCGGTATAACATACGAGCAAGAGACATAACAGAGCCATCCCAGACCTTCGGAATAGCACTATTGTACCTCTCTTCTATATCTGGAAACAATTTAGGGTTATTTTTTTTCATTCTGTCTATAAATTGCGCCCAAGCACTGTAAGAGTGGTCTGGGTACTCATTTGCTAACCATCTAGCATAGTGTGTAACTACACCATTGTATTTATCTAAGTTTTCTACGACTATCGCCTTGCGTTCCTCGCTTCGCATACCAATACTACATACTTTTTACTTATTAAACCCTTCTCTAACTAATTATTTCTACTGTATTGAAAGATTTCAGAAAGAAATAACCGTTATACTGCGCCTTAGACCACTTTATTCTTTATTATTTCCTTATATTTAGAAATTATTGCCGCTTTTAGACCATTATTAGTATTAATATAATTATATCTAAAGAAATAATAAAGAATTAAGGCTTTTTTAGAGCAGTATTCCGTTTATTTCTTTCTGATTTCTTTCTCAACCTAGAAATAAAAAGAAATACACCAATCCACCAAAGTATTTCAAGAAGAAGTAAAAGTCCGGCATATTTGCCTAAAACCTCTAACATACTACTAAATAAACACGAATGTCACATAAAAATGCTTATGGTTTACCCATTCATTGATAAATCATATCGTATGTAAACCCTTCATGGCGCGGAAACCATTACTAGCCCGACTTTTTGGTTCGGGTGATAAAAAGGAAGTTGTATTAGATGCTGCTGAAGCAAATACTCTAAATCATAGTGTAACACATAGACACCCTCTAGTATTAGCAGCAGGTATGTCAGACATTGTAGACGAATCTAATAAATTACGAGATAACAGTAATTACGATAATGATTTCTATCTATTTGATGATATGCTAAAGTTAGACCCAGAGTTAAACGGTGCGGTTCGTGCTGTTAGCCTTACGGCTAACAATTACCATATAGATTACACTAGAGCCAAAAATGCTAGAATTAGAGATGCTATTAAATTACTTACAGAAGAAACTTTGGACTTTGACGATTTTCTAATTAATGCTATGAGAAATATGATGGTCTACGGAAATGACATAAACAAATATGTCGGTACTTCAAGAGAAGGCGTTACTGAATTACAGTCTCTACCTATAGCCCAGATAACAATACTAGATTCAAGGGGTCTAAACGACACTACAGACGAAAACAACCCTGTAATTATAGCAGAGAGATACTTCCTAAGAGAAGGAGAGACTACTGTTGAAGAAATACCATCAAATGAGATTCTTCACATAAAGACTGATTATAGGTCTAATTGGTTTACAGATAGTGAAGGTAGAGAGACTTATGGCATATGGGGTGCTTCAAGATTTACATCTCTTAAACAAGCCATTCGTGCTAAATACAATAGCATGAATAACCGTATATCTCTCGAAGATGCTATGACTAAGCAATACATAACCATTGACAAAAGCGCAATAGCGCACATACAAGACCCAAATGAACAGAGAGAAAGATTAAAGTTTATTATGGAACAGATTGTTGCTACACTTGAGTCTCTTAGAGGAGACCAAGTACCTATATTCCCAGACTATGTAACCATTCAGCACATAGACCAAAGAACCGCTATACCAGACACAACTTCTTTCCTTGACAATGTAAACGCTGATATTGCAGCAGTATTACAAGTGCCGAGAACGGCTGCTGGTCAAGAAAAAGGTTCTACCTTTGCGGCATCGTATACTGCTAACCAATGGTCTACTACTGCAATTAAAAGAATGTTAAGTATTCTAAATCAATCAATAAGGGCTTTGTTTTCAAAGCATCTTGAGTTGCTAAAGATAGAACATACAATATCAGACTTACCTAAAGTAGTCTTTGAACCAATTGACGAAGAATCCCCTCTAGACAAGATGCGTAGAGCAAATATGGGCTACGGTGCTGGCATTCTAAATCTAAACCAATCTCTAGATATTGTGGGTCTTCCAGAATTAGGGGAAGAAGGAGATGTCAGGAAAGATGGCTCTTCTAGCGAACCTATGGGTGAAATGCCTCGTGATGGCGAAAGAGTTAATAACAAACCGACAAATGAGGATGAACCTGTAGATGAGGCGGAAAACGATGAACCAAGCGAATGATGTTACAGGATTTAGATTAGATGCCGTAGAAGAAGATGTACGAGATTTGAAATCCCTTACTGTAAAAATTGTAGAAGCACAGACTAGAACAGATGCTCGTCTTGCAGGTCTAGAAGGCCAACTTAGAATACAGAACGAGGTTCTAACACAAGGCTTCAAATTAATGCAGAGAGTCATTATGGCGGGAATAGGTATAATTAGTATAGTTGTAACCGGAACGCAAGTGATGTAGACATGATGTTCATAATGATACACAGTCATGAAGATTTAGAGTATTATTGGGGTTCTAAGTTACTAAGGGCTAGCGAAAAAGGCTATCCCTCTATCTATGACGAAGGTCTGCATTGGGTAATGTTCAAAGACCAACTTCCTGTAGCATACACTACATCTATTGATTGCGGAGACTTTGTTTTTGTTGGAAATACCTATGTGCGAAAAGAATATCGCAAACAAGGCCTACATTCGCAACTATTAGAGTATAGAAATGAAAAACTAGGAAATATCACTAAACTAACAATAGTTAATCCAATAGAAAACTCTAAGATGGAACATCTAGTAAAGGTTATTAAACGATTAGGGTATAAAAAGGTTGAAAAGTTATCCGATGTATCAGATTTACTGTCGGACACTAGTTTCTATGGAATTGACGCTGAGAAACAAGAAGTTTGGAGGTTAGATTATGAAAAATAAACAAAGGCAGTCATTTAATGACCGTATGGTTAAACGCACAGTATTACCTACTATCTATCTATGGTTGCTTGCCGCAGGT